GGGGTCCCATAAAGGGACCCCTTAAAATAAAAAATGCTTATATATTAAGCACCTGATGATCCGAAGATACCTCTAGGATCTGACCAGCCGAAGCTGTATCTTTCTCTAGCTTTGTATCTAACGTTACCAGTATCAAAATCACCTTCCATAGCAGTTTTGATAGGTGCTCTTACGAACATCTTCATACCGTTTGGAACGTCTGTTTTTGATGAAATATGCATCTGTGTCAGTTAAGAAATTGTTAACCACATAACCTTGTGGAACCATTCCCATAGACTTAACTGCGTTGATATCGTTATCAGCAGTACCAGTTCTACCAGCAGATTTCATTAATCTTTCCGCAGTGAATTGTAATTCTTTTGGAATGATTAATTTAACACCCTGAGCAGCAATTTTTAAACCACGCTCATCTGTGAACGAGTTGATATCAATCAACGATTGTTCAAGAGAAGTTTCGTTTAAGTCTGCTTGAGTAGCAAGTGTATTGCTGAATGAACCAGCAATTGTTGGGTGTGAAGAGTTGATTAAAGAAACTCCGTCACCACCTACGTAAGAAGAACTAAATGCATTGTTTAATACATTCGCTCCAAATACTTGCTTAGTGTTAGCCATAGATCTTGCTAATGCTTTTGTATATCTAGACGCAAGTCTGTCATACAAGTTATCCTCGATCGCTTCTTCAGTGATCGCGAATGCAAGAGCTATAGTGTTATGAGTGTATCTAGCTGTGAAAGTTTCTTGCGCGTTGTCAAATACAACTGCTGAACCTTCTGGCTTGATTTCTGCGTTAGCGAATCCAGATAACATCACTTCTTCTTCAAAAGCTCTGTCTGAAGTCTCTACATCAAAAATTTCAAGATGCTGATTCTCGTATCTTTTATATTCCAGGCCGAATAGTGCATTCAATCCTGGCTCTAGTTCTTTAACTAGCTGTCCTCGTGATATAGCCATAATTTATCTCCTATTATATGCCTGTAAATTGTTTATAGAAATGATTGTTAATGATAGCTGTTACAACTACGTTAGTAGAGTAAGTAGTATCGTTTAACTTTTCATTATTGAAGCCTTTTGCAACTCCAATGACACGCATTTGCGCACCAGTTGAAACTGCTAATTGCGATGTATTTAAAGTAACTTTAGATACATAGTTAGCTGATGAACCAGCTGTGTATACTATATTTCCGTTTAAGAAAATATCCGCAATTGGAAGAGTCGAACTAGCTTGCACTTCGTATCTCTCATAAGGATCGTCCGAAACGAAACCAACAATATCAGAAGCTGTGTTAGAAGCTGCTAAGTTGTTAGCCCATGTCGGCTTTTTCGTTGTTTGGTTAGTATAGAATACTCCATTCAATGAACCTAGTAATTGGCTAGAGCTTGTCGCTACAGTAATGTATCCAGTTGCCGCTGCTGTTACTGGGTCATTCTGATATATAGCAGACGAACTCGCCGCAATACCATATTCACTTAAACCTTGAGCATCTCTATTCTGACCAACTTTGCCTATCGGTAATAAACCGAAAGCTGCGTTTGGGTTAGCCATAGTTTTTCCTTGTTTAAGTTTGTTTAAATCGTTGGTATTTCCAAAAAATTATTTTTTGTTGGTACCACCGAAAGTTACACGAGTCTGCCTCTCACTATTGATTGGCATACTTGGGTGCTGATCCTTCAGTATATCGTTGTTAACTGCTTCTTCTCGTTCTTTAGTTTTTCTTGCGAAATACTCTTCACGAGATTTTGCGATCTCCTCAGGTATCCTTGCCAGCGCAAGGCCACCGTGTCCGATTACTCCCGCGTATTTACCTTCACCTATGGTTGAGTAACTTTCACCTGGATATTCATCAGCTCTCACTAATTCCCATCCTGATCTTAATTTACTCGATACATTTTTAGTGTCATCTTGACCTAAAGTTTCAAGGCGAATCCAACGATGTCTAAAACCATCTTTTGGGCGCGGTGCATCTAAACTTGATGGTGGAGTCCAAGTCGTAGGTCTCTTTACAGATTCTCTTGACTGGCTCGCACGTGGGGTTTTCATTTTTTCATTTGTCATATGCCTATACCTCCTTCGTGATATTTAATTGTTTCGCATATTCTTCCAATGGCACTCCTAATTTTTTGGCGATAGCAACTTGAGAAGGGGTGAGTCTCACAGTTTTGCGACCAGGTTTTACACTTCGCTTCGCC